GTCACTCCTGAATCTCTACCACGGGTGGTGTTGGTCGGCAGCAACTGCTGCTGACCCGCACTCCCGTGGTGCACCTGACGAAGAAGGGCCACACCGGGGGGCCGTCGCCCGCATATGCGGCGACGACCTCATAGGTGTGGCTCTGCCCAAGGCGATCTCGGCCTATGAATCCCGTTTACGGGCTTCAGGGGCCGAGTTCTCCGAGGGCAAGCACTTCCGATCGACGGACCGCGGCGTCTTTCTCGAAGTCTTGTGGGAGTTCCGGGGCAAGCGGCTTGTCGTGCCTGAACCAGGCATACCGATCTACCGTCGAGTGCAACGGAGGAAGGAGAGTGGGGGTCGTCGCCGTGTCCGCGTTCGCGTGGACGTAACGTCGACCCATCAGTGGACCACGGTATTCCCTGTGGACGCGATCCCTTTACGGGGTCTCGTCGACGGGGACTCACCATCCGGTCAGTTAGGGCGTCTTGACGCCCCTGACTGGTGGCGAGCGGGTGTGTCCGAGACGGCTTATGTCGCCTCTGGATACAACCGATACCGTGTGTCCGCTGCTGCCCGCACACTGCGTCCTGGCCTGCCCGGCCAGTTCACAGCGGTGGGCATACCTCCCTTCCTCCCGCGCTCGCTCGGTGGAGCGGGTCTGGTTTCGGTGCATGACAAGCTGGATGCTCCGGCCACTCACCGTAAGGCGTTGGCGTCACTCGTATACGGGTCCGAGCTCGGGTCCGTGTCCGCCTTTGAGCGGGCATGGAATGATTCCCGGCCGAGTCCGTATCGGACGTGGGTCACATCTGATGTGGACCATTGTCTGGACGCTTTCGCCTTGCGGGGTCTAGAGGAGCCGGGGCCGCCCGGTTGGGCGGCAGTCGGCGATCCGGAGAAGGTCCGGGAGGCCGCCATCCAAATGATGGGCGGGGCTTATCATCGAATGATGGGCCCCGATCCAGATGGATCGCGGTATCCGTACCTTGCTACGGTCGCCTCCCGACTCCGAAAGACCAGGGAGAAGCTTCTGGGGAAGTGGGCTTCGGCCGCACCTCTCCGGAAACCTCTCTCTGAAGTGGTTTCCCACTGGAAGTCCGTCCGGGAAGGTCTACTGTTGTGGATCCCCCGAACACTTCCAGACTTCGAGGAAGACGCCGCGTCAAACCGCAGGTATAACGAGTACCTGCGATTTGCTGTCGGCTCTCCCTTCTCGTCAACCGTGCGAAGATCTGCCATCTTCGCAGTGGGCCAGACGGGCGCGTTCAGGAGTTTTGCTCCTGAGCGCGTCTATTCTGACCCCATCCAGGTCCCCTTCC